CTACATGCTGGCCACTGTATATAAAGAGTGCGCCATGCGGATGTGGCCGACCACCGAGTACGGCTCCCAGGATTATCTACAAGATCGTGAATACTATCCGTACATCGGCCGCGGCTTCGTCCAGCTGACCTGGGAAGAGAACTACGACCGCGCCAGTGCGGCACTCAGCCTGATCGACGACCGCGACCTGGTCAAACATCCCGAAGTGGCGCTCGATAGCCTGATTTCAGCCCGCATCATGTTTCGCGGCATGGCCGAGGGCTGGTTCACCGGCGCGCAATTGGGCGAGTTCTTCAATGACGACACCGACGACCCCTACAATGCCCGTACCATCATCAACGGCCACGACTGCGCCAAGGAGATCGAGGGCTATTACGACCAGTTCCTCGACGCTTTGCAGGAAGCCCTGATCGACGAAACCCCCGTCGAACCGGTCGTATGATACAGCGTAACCCTTACGACCCCGAGCCTGAGCTGCTGGCGCTGTTCGACCGGCACAATGTGGTGACCGTCTACGAGGCTCTCAGCGTCTACCGAGGCACGCCGCGCCAGTGCTATCGCTGCCTGCTGGGTCTGGCCCGGCGCGGTGTCATTAGAAGTCGTCACCCTTGGCCATCACCGTGGCGACCGCAATGGTCGGATCGTATCCGCCGCCAATGGGAGATTGTCTGATGCCGATCAAGCCGCCGCCCGACAAGGAAGACGCCGAGCCGTTCGTGCTGCCGCCGGTCAACGACGGTAAGAAGAAGCCCAAAGCCCCAGAGTTTGTGCCTCAGCTCCCCCCTGACGCACATGATGTTGCTAAATCAACCAAATGACCCCAGAGTGAACTGGATTTCGGTTAACACTGGGGGAAGTCTGAGATGGCCGACGTTACCGTCAGAAGCGCCAAGCGGAGCGATGACGGCTCCGTCACCGTCAAAGGCTCCGGTTTTACTAGAGCGAGCACCAACGTTCAGGTTGACGGCGTCGACACCGATTTCACCTTGGTTTCGCCGAATGAGCTGACCATCGACGCCGAAGACGACGCCAAGGAAATCCGCGTCCGCAAGAACGGCGTCGAAGCCACCGCCCAAATCACCGATGACGACGGCGAAGACGACAGCGACGACGATAGCGATACTGGCGCCAGGACGGCAGCCGGTGCCGAAGCTGGCTCCGACGATAAAGGCGAGCGGCCCGACCCGGCTGCCGACCCTCAATCCAACGAAGGCACCGAGACCGGCCGCTACCAGCCGGCGAAGATCGAGCCCGGCACCGGGCCGGAGCCATACCCCATCAACACCAACACCAACGTCGGCAATCAGGTCGACCCGACCCGCTTTGGCGGCGGTGCGCAGCATGGTATTGCCGGCACCGGCGATAGCGAAGTGTTCACCACCTACGCCGGCGACGAGATCTATAAAGCGTTCGTCCCGGCCGGCATGGAAGCTGCCCCGCAGGCGATTACGCCCGGCACTTGGCCTTCCCCGATTGATGGTTATCGCGCCGCGGTGGCTGGCGTTCCCCTAGTCGGGCTGATCCCGGTCGGCGACGAGAAGACGCCTTATCCAACCGGAGCGAGCCTCGGGGCTGGCAAACGTTTCTGGCTGCAGACCGGCTATTACAAGTCCGCGACCCCGACGTAAGGAGCCTAAAAGCGATGGCTCTCACGCCGCAGCCTCTTTTCAGAGCTCAAGACGTCGGCACCTCGACCGTGCTGGGTCCGACCGTGCCACGCAATTGGCGGACCAAATCCAACAAGATCGGCGACCTGACCGACGCCAACCCGAATGCGGCCAAGCCACGCTATACCCCAGCCGGCGCTGCTGCCGACTGGGCCGGCGGGGCCTACGGCGACGACGTCGCCCAAGCCCAGGCCACGGTCGCCCTGGCCGATAAAAACGGTGGCCCGAACCAAGCCAATTACGGCCCCCGTAACCAGGGCGACCGCTCCACCCTGTTAGGGATGCCGATCGCAGTGGATATCGGCCGCCGCCGTGGCGGTATCGGTCCCAAAGATCCCTATCCCGACAAGAACACCGCCGCCGTGGCCGCCCCGACTGTGACTTTGCTGACCCCGGCGACCGGCGTTTCCGGCCCGAACAAGCCGGTGATCACCGTCAAGGTCACCGGCACCGGCTTTACCGTCTGGTCCGTCGCCTACGTCGCCAACCAACCGTATGCGTCGAAGTACATCAGCCCAACCGAGATGTGGGTGCCGCTCGACCCGAAGCAGTCGTTCCCCGGCACCGCGACGATTGCGATCATGGATCACGGCGTCTTGAGCACCTCAGCCACCTTCACTTGGACCTGACGCCATGGTCGACGAGCCCCTCGCCAAGCCGGCGCCCGAGCAGCAAGTCGCCACCATCGTCACCGTCGCCAAGGACGAGCCTTATCCGACCGGCACCCCGGCGGTCACCAACATGGCCAATGTCCATACCCCCCAAGAGCGCACCGCCGGGCCGATCGGCACCAACGGCAATCTGTGGGAGCGGCAGAAAATCCAGAACCTCGCTGCTGGCGGGATGATCGCCGGAGGCGCTGCGGGAACGTGACTGTTTGGGTCTGGCGCGGCGGCCAGTTGGTCGAGAAACGGAATGCACCCCCGAAGGCCTACCGCTTCAGGGAGTACGAAAGCCCCATCGACGGGGCGCTGATCACCTCGCCGCGCCAACGCGAGCGTGATCTCAACAATTCGGGGTCGATCGACCCCCGGGATCTGCCCAAGGACCACCGCTGGTCGAACGGCAGGGAAGCCCAGAGGGAAGCAGTGCATGTTGCCGGATCAACCGGACGACAACTCGATTTCTGGCGTCGAGCCTGAAGAGCGTGCGCCGTCTCTGCGCGAGATCGCGGAAGCCGCATACGACGAAGGTCTAGACGACAGCGACGATGGTGACGACGGCCCCTCGGACCGAGGTGACGGCCGCGACCGTCGCGGAAGATTTGCGTCAAAAGAGCAGGCGCAAAAAGCGGGTGAAGCAGAGGACGACGAACCTCCCAGCCCCGACCCATCCGAAGAGGCTCAAGACCGACCTGATCCAGCGCCGAAAGGGCCTAGCAATCAGCCGCCGGAGCACTGGAGCGCCGAGGATCGAGCCGCCTTCGACAGACTACCGTCAGACGCGAAGAATTTCTTCATGCGGCGGTATTCCGAGATGGAGGCCGATTATACGCGCAAGTCTCAAGCGAACGCTCAAGCAGTCCAAGCCGTCAATGCCCTCAATCCGATCTTCCAAGATCCTGACATCCAACGATCGATGCAGGAGAACAACATCAACGCCATCCAGGCGATTGGTGACTGGGCGCGTCTCCACAAGGGCGCCATCAGTCCCGACCCGCGGGCGAGGGCGTCGATCCTCTATGAGATCGCCGAGCGCATGGGCTTCGACCCAGCGAAGGTATTCGCCACAAGTCGCCCGCCGGAGCCGCAGCTTCCAGAGCATCTGAAGCAGGACCCGGCAGTCCGTTATGTCGCCGACCTCCACGGCAGAACGACCAGCGATTTGCAGGCTCTCCGTGCTGAACTCCATCAATTCAGACAGGCTGAAACGCAACGTCTGGAGCAGGACGCCGTCAAGGTGACGCGCGGGTCGATCGATGCTTACGCGGATGAGAAGGACAAGGACGGACGGCCGCTCCGCCCCTACTTCGACGCCGTGCTGCCGTACATCATCGACGCCTTCCGCGCCAACCCGCAACGCGACCTCCACCAGACCTACGACGAAGCCTGCTGGGCTCACCCGCAAGTTCGCGAACAGATGCTGCAGGCGGAGCGAAACCGCGTCAGCCAGCAATACTCCAACGAACGAGCCAGGGTGGCGGCGCGTAGCAACGTCAGGGGGTTGACCAGCCCCGTGTCGAAGCCGTCGCAGGAGAAAAAAGGCAACGGCAGCCTCAGAGACACACTGGAAAATTCTGCAGACGAGGTTGGCTTCTAGATCCCTAGGAGCCGGCCATGGCCGAACCAACAGTCAACCAATTAGTCGCTACAACTTTAGCGAACTACCATAAACAGTTCGCGGATAACGTGTCCAACAGTAACGCTGTGACAGCTTTACTGCGTGAAGGCAATAGAATTCGTATAGTTGACGGTGGTCGTAGTATTAACTGCCCGTTGACCTATGCGGAGGAAACATTCGCCTGGTATATGGGCACGGAACTACTCAGCCGTGCTGTCAAAGAAACCATCAGCGAGGCCGACTATGAGCCGGCCAATGCCGTCGCTTCGGTCACCCTCTCCGGTCCTGATCTGGCCAAGAACAAGGGCCGCGAGCGCATCTTGAACCTCCTCGAGGGCAAGATGGATAACGCCGAAGCAACGATGAAGAATAACATTACTAAAGCCGTCTATGGCGATGGTACTGTTGCGAAATCGTTCGCTGGTCTTAAAGCAATGATCACCAACGATGGCACCGGTATTGTCGGTGGTATCGATGCCTCTACCTGGACTTTCTGGAAAAACCAGTTCCAGACCGCCACCAGGCAGACCGGTGTACTTCAGTATGCCGACCTAAAGGCCGCAATGAACGCTTTGTGGCTTAAATTGGTCAGGGGCACCGAACACGCCGACTTGGTCGTCGTCGACGGCGAAATCTACGCCACCTACGAAGGCGGCCTGCAGGAGCAGCAGCGTTACGCCGACGCCAAGCTCGGGGGTCTCGGGTTCGAGACGCTCAAATATAAGTCGGCTTCCCTGGTGTTCGACGGTGCCGCCACCGGCCTCGTCGGAGGCTATTTCATCAACACCAAATATTTGAAATTCGAGGTCTACGAAGGCCGCAATTTCGAGAAGCTCGACCTCCCCGACAGCTCGACCGACATGGATGCGATCACCAATCATATCGCCTTCATGGGGGCTCTGACCTTGTCCAACAGGTCGATGCAGGGCCGACTGATCATCGCCTGACCCACCTTGGCTGGTTTCGCCATGACGGCGAAACCGGCCACTTTTTGGAGATCCCCCTTGTCCGACACCCCCACTTTGGCGCGCTTCTACACCTCGTGGAAACAGGACGGCGTCTCCGACGACGGCCTGCCGCGCTACTACGAGACCATCTGCATCCGCCTCGATCGGCCGCCCTATCTGTCGGTGCAGCGTGAAGCCGAACCGCAGGATTTCGAAGAGCACAAGCACGCCTTCGAAATGTTCCAGAAGGAGAACGCCGCCCGCAGGGTGCTGCTCGCCGAGGGCTACCCGCTGGCAATGTGGCCAGCCTGCACCGAGGCACTGTTCAAGATGCTCGCCGACCGTGACATCGTCACCGTCCAGCAGCTCGCCGCGCGGCGTAAGGACGGCAACATGCCGGCCGAATTGCGCGAGCTCGCCGAGCGTGCCGCCAAGCTGATCGAACTGCAGGGCCAAGCCGGCAAATATGAGGAGCTGCTCAGGGCTCGCGACGGCCGCATCGGCGCCCTCGAAGAGAGCCTAGAGGATGCCCGCCGCACCATCATCAGCAACAAGGAGACCATCGAAGCCTTGCGGACGAGGGCAGCCGGCTAATGGCAGAGCTGATCTCCGTTGTTCAGGCCGTTTCGGATGCATCGATGGAGATCGGCATCCGCCAGACGCCGCTCGCCCAGGCGCTCGGATCGGCCGACGAAGACGTCGTCCAGATGACTGCGTTGCTATCCGCCGTTGCCGACGACGTGCTGATGGATGAGCATTACCAAGACCTGCTCGGCGACGGCCACTGGCTGGTCAATAAGGATGGCAAGTTTCTGACGCGGCCATCCTCTGATGATGATCGTCTTTTGTTCGACGCCCGCGTCGCCGTCAACGGCCTCAAATATCGGTTTTTGCAAGCTAAAGGGCTCGAATTTGGCGAGGCGATGCGCGACTTCGTCGTTCGTCTCAACAAGCTGGCGGTGCGAGCCAATAACCGGGTGCTCGACCTGAACCTCGACGATGGGCGGTTCGTATGAGGCTGGTCCCCAACAAATTCGTCTTCCCCGACAAACCGGTCACGGTCAAGAAGACGCGCGCCAAGCTGCTGCACATCTCGCCGCCGATCAAAGGCCTGATGGATGACGCCAAGACCCAGGAGGCAGACCAGAAGTTCGCCGCCATTCTTACCAATCTTTACCCGAACGACGACCGGCTGACGGTTCGCGCCGGCTATAAGAAGCTCGCCGCCATGCCCGGCGGCCTGCCGGTCGAGCATCTGGTGCCGTATTACGGCGAACCGCAGCGGCTGGCGGCAGCGACCAATAACCGACTGTGCGATGCCGAAACCGGACTGACGCTGAAGACCGGCTTCACCTCCAATGATTGGCATTGGACGACGCATTCGGATCTCGGCGACACCGAACGCACGGTGATGGTCAACGGCCAAGACGGCGTCTGGTCGTGGGACGGCCTGCAGAGCGGCGATGTCGGCCCGATCACCATCACCAAGCTCGGCAAGAATACGCTCACCGGAACGCCGCCGGCGACCGACGCCATCGTTACGGTTGGTGCCGCCGACATTTCCAAGTTCAAGAATGGCGACGCGGTAGTCGTCTCCGGCGCCGACGCCGGTCACGCCAACGCCAACGGCTCGCAGAATATCGCCAAGGTCAACGACACGCCGAACACCTTCACCTTGGTCGGCGTCGACACCACCAACTGGGGCAGTGATCAGACCACCGGCACGATGCGCGTCACCAAGCAGGGCTCCTTTGTCCAAGAAGCCGTCAAGCCGCCGAAGGGCAACACCTGGCTGCTGGTCGCCGATTTGTCGATCGTCGTCAGCCACATGAACCGGTTGTTCTTCGCCGACGAACAGAACCTCGCCGTCTACTACCTGCCGCTGCAGCAGCGTCACGGCGAGCTATCGGTGCTGCCGATGAACGCCATCTTCCGCCGCGGCGGCTCGATCAAGGCGATGGCGACGTGGACCGTCGACGGCGGCGCCGGCATGGACGACCAATTGGTCGTCTTTTCCACCAATGGCGAAGTGGCGATCTATTCCGGCGTCGATCCAGCCAGTGATTTCTCGCTTGTCGGTGTTTTCCGCATGGAAGCGCCGATGTCGAAATGGTCGGTGATGAACTACGGCGGCGAGCTGTATCTGCTGTCGCCGGTCGGACTGACGCCGATGTCGACGGTGCTGAAGTCGGGCCGCGAGGGCACCGAGGCGTCCGACAAATCGGTGGTCACCCGGTTCCAGCGCAACGCCTACCTCTACCGCGACAATTTCGGTTGGGAGCTGCAGTTCAACCCCAACTCCGGTCGGGCGATGTGCAACATCCCGCTCGGCGGTGGCCGCTACATGCAGATGGTGCGGGCAATGGCCAAGCCGGCGTGGAGCGAGTGGCAGGACGTTCCGGCGCGCTGCTGGGGGTGGATCGAGCCGTATGTCTATTTCGGCGACGACCTCGGCAACACCTACCAAATGCACCCCAATCTGCAGAGCGACGACGGCAAGCCGATCAGGATCGACGTGCAGACCGCCTGGAGCCAATACAAGACCCCGGCGATCAAGCACTTCAAGATGATCCTGCCGTACATTCTGACCGATGGCTTTCCGCGGCCGGCGGTCGATGTGCAGGTCGACTACGACAACTCCGCGGTCCTCAACACCCCCGACATCACCGCGAGCGGCAGCCAAGACGCCACCTGGGATGTCTCCAAATGGCCGGAGGACCCGACCGCCGGACCTAACGACACTTACTGGGTCTACAGCTCCAAGAATTGGACCAATTGGACCGGCGTCGGCACCATCGGCCGCGTCGGCGCCATCCGCATGACGGCGCGGATACAGGACTGCAGCTTTTCGATCCTCGGTTGGGACATCCTCTATGACACCGGGTCGGTGTTCGGATGAAGCGTTTCCGCGTCTCCTTCAAGCCGCTCAACGGACCTGCCCGCGAGTTCCTCTCGTGGATGACCGGCACCGACTACAGCCGCGTCGATTTCAGTGATGCCGATGAATGGTTCTGCTGCACGGTGTTCGACGGCGCCGCCCCGGCGGTGGTCATCGTGTTCGAGTTCAAAAGCCCGCATGACGCCCACTTCAGTCTCGCCGTCGCCAACCCCAAGGGGCTGTCGCGACAGCTGATCACCGCTCTTTACAGAACTGTATTTTCCCGTGCGGCGCGGATCACCGCCTTGGTCGAGCCTGACAACCTCTCCGCCAACAGCCAAGTGTGGCGGATGGGGTTCAAGCCGGAAGGCTATTTGAGGCGCGGCTACGACCACCACCAGGATGCCCGCGTCTGGGGGCTGCTGCCGGAAGACTGTCCGTATCTGAGGGGCACGCCATTCCGCTTTCGGGTCGTCCAGCAGACCCACGATACGGTCGAAAGGATGCAGTGATGGGCTCGAAACCCAAGGCACCAGACCCCTACAAGCAGGCCGACGCGCAGCGTCAGGAGAACACCTGGACCAGCCAGTACAATACCATTGGCTCGAATGCCAATCAGTCGACGCCCTATGGCGACGTCACCAATTCGCCTGGCCAGCAGATCCCGATCTACGACGCCAAAGGCAACATCACCGGCTACGGCACCCAATGGAACCAGAAGACGACGCTGTCTCCCGCCCAGCAGGCGATCTTCGATCAGGAGAACAACGCCAAGCTGGGTTTCGGCAAGCTCGCCAATCAACAGCTCGGCATGGCCAAGGATATCCTCGGTCGGCCGATCGACACCTCCGGCATGGTCAATTGGCAGCAGTATGAGAAGGCGCCCGACCTAACTCAAGCCAACTACCAAGGCACCGACCGGCAGGCGATCGAAGACGCCATCATGGCGTCAACCCGGCGTGGCGCGCAGCCGACCTGGGAGAACCAAGACGTGCAGCTGGCGGCGCGTGGCATGGGTGCCCCCGGTTCAAAGATGGCTTACGCCACCGACCAGGCGCGCGGCGACGTGATGACCGAAGCCGCTCGTCAGGCCTATTTGGCTTCAGGTCAAGAAAGCCGCCAGCAGGCTGGCGAAGCCCGCAACGTCGCCGACGCGTCGAACAAGGTCACCCAGCAGGGGTGGCTCAACAAGAACACCTGGGCCGACCAGGCCAATGCGCTCAGACAATCGCAGTGGGGCGAGAAGACCGGGCTGCGCAATCAGATCTTGAATGAGCTGTCGGTGCTGGCTGGGAATGCTCCCGCAACAGTGCCGCAGGCGGCCGGCTTCCAAGGCAGCCAGGTCAACCCCTTCGACATCGCCGGGGCGATCCAGACCAAATACGGCCAAGACAGCGCCAACTACCAGAACATGCTCAACGGCCTGTTCGGCATCGGCAAGTCGGCGCTCGGCATGTTCTCGTTCGGCGGCGTATAGGAGGCGGCGGTGGGCAGCAAACCAAAGAAAAGCGGCTCCGGCGCCATCGGCACCAGCGCCCAGCAGAATTACAGCTACGGCGGTCAGAACATGACCCAGGACGCCGCCAACCAGAAGTACCAAGCCGACCTGGCGGCGTGGCGGGCGCCGACGACGACTGGGACCGGCACCTACGGCATGGACGCCGGCAACATCGTCAATGAGGCGTCCGCCGCCGTCGAAGGCGGCAACGGCGTTGC